CATAGGCGAACAGACCGTTCATGGACATCAGGGCGAGGATAAAATCGCCCTGGGAGATGTCGGGAAGATTAGGCGCAACAGGGAAGAATCCCGGGAAATATATATCCCAATCTGAATTGTGAATTGAGATTATAGGATTAGGCAACGGAACCATCGACCCGGAGATAGGTTTGCTTATTTTTACTGTTACAACCCCTTGCGTGTCGGTTTGTACCGATATTTTGTGGAATTTGAACATCCACATCGTATCCGAGGTTTTGGTTTTTTCATAACTCTCGCCCTCTCCCAGAAATACGCCATCACAATAAATTGATATCTTCAACGATGAAATATCGTTCGCATCGTTGTGCGGGAGCAAAAAATCTCCCGTCGGGCTATTAGGATGATATAGTGTAATATATGATGTCCCTGAATCATTAAGTTTTATTCTCGGCTCGGATGTAGAGAATATCCCACGAGTATTTACCCACGGCTCTTTGGGCAATATATCGCTGGCCGACATTGATATATCGCAATAATTGGAATACCCATTTGCTTTGGGCCCTACCTTTTTGCGAGTGAGCGGAATAATAGGCCCAAGATTTTTACTATAAGCCAACCGTTCCTTGCCGTCGATGGTAACCCCATTCTGCCGCTCGATAGCAGACAGTATCGACGACACCAGTACTGAGGGATGCAGGTATTTAGGATCGGATATCCCCATCCCGAAATCCACGCCCCAGAAAGCAACGCCGGGGTATTCACCGGTTGCGCTACCTTCCAAGATCGCCGTATTCTTATTCCAAGCGACAATGTTCTCCCCTGCCGCCTCCAGTTGCGGCCCCAAATCCCGCAGGTTCGCGTCAAACAGAGGCTGAAAGTTATCCACGTTGCCCCACGTAAGCGTTACATTGATCGTATCCGCAATATCCGTAACCACGGCGAATCCCTGCGTGAACAGCGGCACCCCGTCCTGATACAACGCCGCCGGAAGTCGTACATACGGAGCGTCAGCATCCGCATCCGGGCGGGCTGCCTGACCTATAGCCCGCATATTGGCAGGCGTAGGCGGCAGTGCAATATTGTAGGAACGGTTCGACTGGATGCTGTCGAGGCTCGAAAATATCGGACTTTGATAAAGCAGGGTTACGACCTCGTCGCTCGAAAGGTCGCACAGAATATCGTTGATGTATAGTTCGTAGGTTGTCATAGATATTCGTATCTTACTATTTCAACGACCAAATCTTGCATCGGCGCGCCCGTGTCTTCGGATTCCGAATCTTCAACCATGAAACGCACCCAATTGCCCGCATCCGGGTCGTACATAAACAAATCCTGACATCCGAGGATCGTGCGGCACAAGTTGAAAACATCCCTTTCAACAATGCGACTATGCAAGGTATAGCGTTTGGCCAGCGTCTTGTTCTGCACGTCGCGAGGCGTCAGCGTATCGTCGAGTTGATGATAAGTATATTCCACAGACATTTCGTCGGTTTTAGATTCCTGCGTCCATCGGTATAAATAGGGGATACCGGCAGCATCCGTCCATTTCAAAAATATCCCCTTGGTGCAATAATCGTAGTAAGTTCGTATCTCCGCATTATAGTCTGTCGGGGTGGCTCCCACAGCAAGCGGCTTGCCAAGGTCTTCAGATGGGATTTTTGCCGGATCAAACGGGATGATGGGAGAAAATGTCGAATATCCGATGTATTTCTCTGTTGTTGTCGAGGAGGGCGTAAGCACGAAAAGCTCGCCCGTTTGTTTCGGAAAAAATAGCGACTGCTCGAATCCTGCGTTCGGATAGACCACAATGCAGGGGGCAGCGGGATAGAATTGTGAAATATTTTCCCCATCTCCCCATCCGGGGAGAATCTCTCGGTCCGCAAATCCGGGGACTGCGTAAAGAGCCGGTCCAACATGGTCATATTCGGAGGCAGTAATTACATAGGTGATTAAATTCGATTTGGTTCCTTGGATCAGACTTTCGCATATTCGCCCAACAGGGAATACCGCCACACCTTTGTCGTTAGTTTTGCGTGTCAAGGTGATAGACCGAGTGAATGTCCAATCGGTCCCTCCTGTCAATTTAAGGGACACGTCTATATTCCCCTTTTGGGAGAGCAGTTCAACCCGAAAATACGCAAAACGGCCCCGGGTCTCGAAGATATCCTCTGGGCGGGTTACCTTGAATACGTCATTTGTGTGCAATATCATAATTCTATCGTCGCATCTAATAGTTGATAAATGGATGTATCGAGTTCCTCTGTTATTTTTTTGCTGATTCTATCGACAACTTCGGGCAGTAAGTCTTTCATTATCTCCGTTCCTCCGCCCTTTTGATAAAGCACGCTTCCGTGATCCCAGACGCTTGAAGCGACGCCATATGCGTTTATCGATCTTGGGTCAAGGTTCCATCTCGATTCTTTAACCCGCGCCCACCGCTCTATCGCGTTCCGGAATGCCTCGAAGCTGCCGAACTCCTCTTGCACATCCTGTGGGGAACTTCCTTCGTCGATATTCTTGATGCCTTTGCGCCCGACAAATGAGACCGTAAGTCCACCATTTGTAGCTTCATGGATGGTTTTAAGGCTTTCAGCCGTTGCGCCGGTCGTTTCCTCCGGAAGCCCCAAAGCGTTGACATCGGCGCCGCTGTTGGTCCTCTTGGTCATTATATTGAAGGCGATCTGCTCGGCGAGCGAGCCGAACTCGTCTTCACAGATGGTGATGATCCGCTCGGGGCTAAATATCTCCTCTATTTGCCGGATGGTGGGCATATCAGCAGATGTTATAGGTCATCGTAGCGCTTAGGGTTACGCCGGCCACCAATACGTCGAATTTGCCGTAAAAAGGCGTCGCGTTGGCCACAAGCTCTACTTCGATACCCATCGACCGCATCCGGTTGATAAATGCAAAGGCGCGTTCTTCCATCTTTTCGACGATTGGCTGCACTTCGGTCTCCGTGTCCGGCTCCGCTTTCCCGAGGGCGTCGCAGAAATAGAGCGTCGTCGTCCGGCGTCGCATGTCCGACATCCGTGTTTCGGAAATCGTCTCGTTGAACTGACGGAGCAATACGGGGTATTGCTTGACATCGTCCATCAGGTAGTTTGCTTCGGCTATCCGGGCGTACATATAGGAGCACAGCCCCTCCGCCTCGGCGCACTCTCTGAATATCTCGTTGATGCTTTTTTTCATCGTCTCCGTCTCCCGTTAGATTTGTTCGCTTCATAGATGGCTCGCTGTTCCAGGTTGTCGCACTTGCATGCCTCGAATGCTTCGTATACTGTCGCCCACGGCGTATTCCATGCTTTATTCATATCTACGGCGCCGTTCATTATCTGGCAGTATTTGCGGCAGACGGCAACAAGACCGCGATTGGGTCGCTTGACACGCGCTTTCATCTCGGCGGCCGTGAGGGGCATTTCCAGCTTTTCCCACGATTTGCCGATACCTTCCAACCCTTTCTGTATGGCAATGAAATAGCGCTGGGCACGGATGAACCGGAGGCGTCCGATTTGCTCCTCGTCTATGCTGAACCCCGCGTTCCAATCCGGATTACCGTCAACGCCTATGCGGTTGAATTTCGTGAGCCCGAGCATCACGCCGAGCACGATGCAAAAATATTCGTACGACGGTTTCCGGGCTTCTATGGCGTTCAGTTCGCCCATAGTGATGTCGGCAATGTCACGCACGGGCAGCCGTTTGTCGAACCACATTCGGCGTTTTATAGGCACAAACTCGGGTTCTGGTAGGTCTTGGATGGTTTTGACGATACGTTCGGTACCCATGCTGAATAATGCACGGTTGCGCATCACAACATCACTAACCGTATCTTTGGGGGTTATCTTCATAGGTTGTAAGTATTGATCGGTTCGAATATCTCCGCGTAAAAGTCCGGGCACAGCTTAACATCGTCAACGATGCGGATGATCTCTCGGCATTCGTCTACCATATCGTTCCACACGCGGACGAGCCGATGTGTCGGAGATGTTCGGGTGCTGCTTTCGGTGTTCTTCAGCTTTTCCCCGGCAACGGTGTTGAATGTCATATGGTCGCGCGAGTAGTAGAAATAGATATACTTGGCAATTACGGATGTCCCCTTGTCCGGTTGAGCCAGCAGCGCCACAATAGCTGGGTAATCCTCAATATTGTCGGCGACATCCGACCCCAGAAGCATTCGCAGAAACCGAGGTTCGTATTTGGCGATATATGCCTGGATGTCGCTTATGGTTTTGGGGGCAGGTCCGGCGGGTTTACCGTCGCTCTTTGTCTCTATTCCAGCAATATATGTCTCGGGATAGGTGAAATATCGCTCGTCTAAGATCATGGTATTTTATTTGAAGATAGGGGCGGCGTGTTGCCGCCCCTATCCGGTTACTCCTCCAGGGCCTTTTTATAGAACCCTTTGGCGATCATCATTTCCGCAGTTGCCCGCGATTTGATGAGTATTTCGCCCTTGTCGATCCCGTCATGCGCTCTAATGACTTCGACGCGCAGGACGTTGGCTTTAAGGGCGCGACGACCGCGCCTAACGGGGGCGCGTGTCATAGCTGCTTCATCTTTCGCTTTCATGGGTTACTCGGTCGGTCCTGCTGTTGCTTTCTCGATGGCGGCCAGAGCGGTGTTGATGTCGGCGACATAGATATTCGCTTTCATATCCGGCCGTGTAACGAGGGCTTGCCCGCGATACCACAGCCACAGACGATACGAATCCGTCTCCGGGACGCGCTCGATCTCCATAGTGATATTGCGCTTGTCGTGCAGCTGGAGCGTCGTGGAATCGAGCACGACGAGCTCCGAGGCCGAGAGTTTCGGGGTCGGGATAATCGTCATGCCATGCACCGACAAGGCCCCATTGGGCAGCACCGTGATGTAGTCGCCGAGGGTGTTCTTCAGCGTGCGCATCTTGAATTCGGCGGCATAGTTCATCAGCACGTAATTCGGAGCCATCGAATCGTTGGTCTCGACCTTTGCCTGCGTTTTCATGGCGAGGATCAGGTCGGCGATGTTCGGCGCCGACACGCTGGCTGCCACACCCGCCGTCGTTGCATTGAATGCCGTAACGCCGGATGTTTTCAGTCCGTAGATGTGTTTAGGCTTGGAGGCATCCACGCCGTCACCGTCCCACAGCAGAGAATCGAGTTTGGCTGCGATCCCCTGCTGGGCCTTCGTCTGCGCCCATGCCAGGAAGTACCCGAAATCTTCGGCGCTCTCAGCCGAGAAAGGAAGCACGGAACCGAGCTTTGCCAGCTCACGGTATTTGCCCGTAAGCGTGGCGGTGTCGGTATTGGTGTGCTTTGTCATCTCTTCTGCATACCCGGTGCCGTCGGTGTAGGAAGCATCGTTGTACATGATGCGGTTCTTGTCGTCGGGCACATTGATGCGCGTGAAGAGTTGCACGAACGCATTGCGGGGGCTGGCGTCTGCGTAAATCTTCGTCGTCAGCACGGTGCGGTTGGGGTCTTCGTTCGTCACGGCCGACGTGTCGAGTTTGAGCGCGAACTCACCCGTCGATACTCTGCCTCGTCCGTTCCGCATATCCTTATATGCGGCGGCGAACTCTTCCGATTCCAGCACCTCTTCCATAGCGGCGACCAGCGTTTTGTGTCCCTCCTGCTTGGGAGCGCCTTTCTTCATCGTGGCGATCTCGACGCCTTGAGCTTTAAGCGCGCCCTCCAGTTTTTCGATCTTCGCCGGCGACAGCCCGAGTTTCCCGAACTCCTCCTTGACAGCCTCGACGATCTCGTTCTGTGACTTGATGCCTGCGACCATCTCCTCGAACTGCCCTTTGATATAATCTCCGAGCGCGTTCAGGCCCTTTTTCTCGTCCTCGCTGAACTCTACGCCAGCGGGAAGCACAAATGGTTTAATCTCCATTCTTCTTTGTGTTTTTTTGGTTAATTGATATGTGAACCTATTTTCCCGAACATATTTTCAGTGAGTGGTTTCTCCGGCTCGGCTGCGTTCAATGTCTCGATGATTTGCTTTTTGATCTTCATTTTCTCCTCCAATGACGCCGCATTGAGAGCATCGCTCATAACCTTGATGGCGTCCGGTAAACTCTTCACAGCACCGACGAATGCCGTTTCCTCGTTGGCCCCGGCAGTAACGACGGATATTTCATGCAACACGACTTCCTTAACGATGAACGCGTCGAGGGCTTCGTCATATTCCATTTTGTCCCATACGTAGTTGAATCCGAACGAGAACTGATTAATATCGCCGTCTTTGAGCTGGAACCACGCGCGCTTTGCATTCGGCACCGCGTCGAAGTTGCTTAGCTTAACTTCTGCATATGCACCGTCTTCACGCTCTTCGATAGACAGTATCCGGCCGATAGGGTCGGCGAAATCATGTTGCCATACGAACGCGATTTTGCGGTTTGTGGCCGATCCCGGGCCCCTGTCGTTAATGGACTTGGCGAAGCATCCTTTGATAAGAATATCGCCCGCGCTGTCCTTGTTGCCGAAATTGGCGAACTTCACGAGGATAATATGCTCGTCCTCGTTCGCAATGTCCGCTTTTGTCACGGCGAACTCTTTGCGGCAAGTGTTGCCCATTGCCGCCCGGCGCGCTTCTATTTGCTGAGATAAGTTCATGTTATACGATATATTTCAAAAGTTCTGTTTTAGCCTGCTCCGTAGTCATCAGACCTCCGGACACGGCGTTATTCAAGGCATTTACGAGATTGGTCATGCCCGCCGCCTGTTCGCGCTTAGATTCTTGGAAGAGTTCAAGATGATCGTAGTAGGGCATCACCTTGAAATCCTCAAAGCCATATATCCTGTTGAGCACGGAGAATATATTATTTGCCTCGGGGATTATCGCGTCGTTATATAATATCGTTTTCGCTTCTTTGGCGTTGGCGTACGTTGAACCCTCTACGTCGAGCAGCACGCTCGGCACTTGGTAGATGTCCGCGATTTCTTTCTTGCAGGCTTTCTGTACGTCTGTCAGTCCCAGATCGGTAATCATTGACGATACCGGACTTACGGCAGCATTCATGGACGTGATCGCGTATTTGAATTGATCGGACCGGATGCCGTACTTTCTGAATGCCTGTTGTATGTTTTTCTTCTCCGACTCTGTTTCCGGCAGCCGAGCATCTCGAATAATATCGCCGCTTCCGGATGTCAGCGAGATAATAGCCAGCATACCGCGGTTGATCATCAGTTCATGCACCGCTTCGTAGGATGCTACGAAAGTATTCACCGGCTTCTGCAATGATACCATTCGGGAGATGTTGCCGCCGCAAGCATTGAGATCATAAGAGGCATCTCTAACGATGAACATATCTTCTTTGGCTATCTTCATCGAAGATCCGCAAATGGTCACCGTGTAATCCACGATATCCGCATCGGGAATGAACGATAACGCCGGAGATATTGCGGCATTTTCCGTGACGCAAAGATTGGGGGCGACGAACAGCTCGAAAGCTCCCGGGAGTCCTACTGATTCCATGCGTACGATATAGGCTTTGCCGAAAATCTGCGTCATGGCCTCGATGTGTGCCACGAAGTCCGCGATGCCCTGCACGCTATTAGGATGCGATATGGTCCGCACGGCGTCCGGTCGTTCGAGGTCTTCACCATCTTCCGTGGTGGCTGCAAGACGTAGATTCTTAATTGCCGCGCATTTCTTCGAGATTACAGACATCAGCGGCGAGCAAAGTGCGTATGCTTTGGCTTGTCCCGCTTTGCCCCTGGTGTCGATCGTCCCCACGGTTTCAGTTGATCCCTGAAATACCGGAGGTACGCCGATGTAGCTCAATGTCGATGCCGGCAAATTTGAGGCTGTATTATTGCTTTTCCTGCGTATTTCGTAGCCGAATAGATTCATTATGCAGCTATTTGAATAAGATTCTTGAATTCAGACTGAACGGCATATCTGGCAGCGTCCCATAGATGGTTGAATTCGTCGTGCGGGTAGTTTATGGCGATGCCGTTCACCGTCTCCCACACGTACGAGTTTGCTTCTATCTGCATGTTGCGCGAACGCACGCAATGTATCTTGCATCCTTTCATGGACGTGATGCCATCCATGACAGACCCTGGGTATTTCCGAACAGGAATGACCGTAAGCCCTTTAATGCGCATTGCGGTTATCATGCTTTCGGGGGATTTGGCATATTTGTCGGCGCTATCTGCATAACATCGGGATACTCCGTTTGAGAAGTGCGGCGAAAGCGCTGCATACAATTTCGAAGCGTCGGCGATAGGCTGATATATCAGCTCCTGCAAGTAAAGATGGTTCGGGGCGCGGAATCCGACACGTACGCAGGCCGTGGGGTCTGCTGTGAATCCGAAGTCGAGGCCCAATACAACGCGTTCGATGTCTTCGGGGAATTCGTCGATCCAGTCGATGTCGGGGAATATCAGCCCCTCCTGCGCGGCACGTACTCCGAGGCCGTACACTTTCCATCGCCATTCGTCGGCAGTTCCGGCGGCGATATTCTCGGGAGTGGGTTCGTATCCCTCGATTGTGCGGCGAACCCCCGCCGGGCAGAAGGGATTATCCTTGTACGTCGTGTGCGTGAAAATAGTATCCGGAGCGCCCTCCATATGGAACGCCCAATGCTCCGTGTATTTCGGGTTCCAGTCACCGATGACCATCCGCGTGCAACGCATGGTGATATTGTCGAATTGCGCACGGCTTACACCGTCGAGCATCTCGTTGAAATATACGATGTCGCAGTCGTGGCCCTCTTTGACATCCATTTTGTCGAGACCCCGGAAACGAATCACGCTATCCTTGATGCGATATTCAGGGAGAATGTTTTCGCCACGCATACAATCGGAATCGTATACGCCGCGCAATTGCAGCTTCTTGCGGAAGTCGTCCAGCGTCTTTTCCTTGCAATCTTGAAGCGTGGCCCGATAACAGTATATTTTAAGAGGTACGGACGATGATGCGCAGATGTCATACAGAAAGTCTGCCGTGTCGAAAGTCTTTCCAGATCGGGAGCTTCCTTCGTCGAAGATACGGACGACGGCGCCGCTCCCGTCGTATAGCTGGTAGAGGTACATTTTGACTTTGTAGGTCTTGCCTCTGTATGTTACGGGATTGGGCGTCATTCCTTTACTGTCATTTTGCCGATGGACTGGATGATCTTGGCAGCTTCGGGATCGAGGACCACGGAAATAGGCTGTATTGCGGCCGTTATCTCCTTGCCGTTGGTTGTCACGTCCTGGCGGTCGGCAAGATGCAGAACACGCGACGCAATCGTCGAGTTGTACTGCTCACACATAGCCCCCTCCAACTGATCGGATTCGATTCGCGCGCGCACGCGCGCACACACGCTCAAAAATTCATCCTGCTTTTCGTATTCCCGGAAAGTATTCTCTACAATCTCCGCGAACACGCAGAATCCTACAAGTGTCAGCGGTCGTTCGTAAGGTACGGGAATAACAGAGCCGTCGGCCAATACCCTGTTGCTGTATCGTGGATTCGCTTTCACCCATTTTGCATACTCCTCGAACTTGACTTCAAGAGCTTCGGGGGTATATGCACGAGGGCGGCCCACTTTGCGGGCGGGCTTGCTGTCGAGTGTCTTATTGGGTCCTTCCGTTCTCTTTGCCATAGAAAAAGGGTCTGCGGCCGGATGAATAGCCACAGACCCTCGTTCCCAGGAAACCTACTACCAACAACGTGTCCTTTCGTCGTTAAGATTCGCGGATGTTGCCGCTTTTCTTGTCCGTGGCCTGCTTCATCACAGGCTTACGATGCAAAGGAGCGAACCCTCGGCACATTGTGCAATAGTTTGACGAAAAATTTTCAGATTTTTTGAAAAAATGTTTTGCATATTCAAATTAAATGCTTATATTTGCAATACCAAAACAACTAAACAAGGCCGACGGGCCATAAGCGGCAACTATGAAAAACTTTATCAATTCTTACGATCGCGTCAAAGGAGCCATTGAATCGGGCAAGGCTATCAACATCTTCAACATGGTAGACGGCGACTACGTCGGCATGGGTGAATTCGAATATTCGGACGAAGCCATGATCGTTCTTGAGCTCGTCGCCAAGAATGGCGAAGGATTCGTCGTAGACATCTGCAATCGTGTTCTCGAATCAATAAATGTCGGCAAGGCTATCACGTTATCCGAAAAACAGCGTTGGTGCATCGCTTTCGCGGCGAATAAGATTTCGACGGACAAAGTCGATGAGCTGCACACAGCCGATGCTGAATTCATCGCTATGGTCGAATCTGAAGAGGCTGTTGAAAATACGGCACATAATAACGAATATTTTGAAAACATGGACGACAATCAATTTATTTCCATTCGTTCGCTTCTGAACCGAGCCGAAGCCGGTGAAACTATCTCCTCCATTAAACTGTCCGATGCCGGTAAATACGCCTCCAACGCGAAAGGTGATATGCTTATCAATACGGACATCTTCTTCTCGTCGCGCGTATATGCATACAGGGCCGATGACCGGCTGGTTAAGATTGGGAAAAAGACGCTTAATGTCGATGAGCTGCGCCGGCAACTCGAACGGTTCATCGGTAAAGGATCCGCCGTCGTTTGCATAGGCGGCAAATGCCTTCGTGGCGAAATTACAAAATAGCTCAATATGAAAGAGTACCCCGCATTTATTATCGATAGAAGTCGCCGTTCGGAATCGTCCCGTTTTTCCGACGACTTCATCGTCTGCACCGATCGGGAGGTCGGGTTCATCGCCAGAGTATACAAACTTCCCAAATCACGCCGTGCAGAGTTCGAGCAGAGCATCGCCTGTCTATCCGAATCGCAAATAGATAACCGATACTATTTTGCCATCATTGGAAATGTATTGTGCGTGCTGGAGGTCGTGCGAATGTTGCATGAGCCTGTTGCGCATATCAACAGACTTCGGCCGTTGATGAAGAAGGCTTTCAAAGCCTACATACACGGCGAAGAATCAGCCGTTCGACGGGACGGTCAGCCGTATGACGATCAGATAGCCGCTCTTGACGACATCCTGCGGATGGCAAAGTCGCAACGGTCACGCATGGTCGATATGAACGGTGAAGCGGCCACGGAACGATTTACAAGCGCGATTCAGTCGGCCCGCGATTCCGTTGCCTTGCTTCAAAAAATCACACAACATGAATAAGGATGCATCAAAACGGGGCGGTGCGCGCCCGGGCGCTGGGCGCAAATGTAAAGGCAGTGCGCCGTCGGTCACTGTAAGCTTGCGCCTCCCCCCGGAATTGCGAGACGAGTTGCGCGCGTTTCTGAAATCCCGCCGGATGACCGCCGCACAGTTCGTGGAGGAAGGCCTATGCATCCACCGTAAACCCGATGCGAATAGCCCGGGTTTTAATGGGATAGATTGTTCAAAATGTCCGTGTTTTTCTCGGGGAGAAAAACAACTTTAAAGCGGTTTATTGTTCAATATGTATAAAAAATCCCCGAGCTCGTGGCCCGGGAGTTGGGAGGGTGGGTTACCAATCTTCTGTATCGTTATCAGGATTGGCAATTAAATTGTTATGAACATCTTTCTGAATCTGATCTAATAGAGGATTACAGCAGTCTATGATAGCCCGGCGGTAAAAACCTTCTATTGCTTTCATTTTACCATTTTGTTTAAAGCATAAGTCATAAGTGAGAAGTTCTGCTGGGGTATCTGTCGCTGGTAAATATACACCATTAGTCATCCCAGCAGGAGAATGTCCTTTAATTTGTCGAATATCAATTTTATAACGCCCATCTCTACATCTTATGTCAAGTGTGTAGTATATATTTGCATCCACGATCATTCCCATTGCCGCCCTTGTTGGGATAACCGAATATCCTTTTACAATAATAATTCCTTGGTCGGGATCGTCTAATTGGATGACATCTTTTGCCGAATTAAATATATTCGTTATGCACAATTTTACCGAATTATATAGAGCTTTCTTGTCATGCCTTTCCTCGTGAACAACTTTGGAAAAGACGACCTCGCCTTTTTCGTTAAACGGCATTTGCCCTTTCCCGTATCGTTTTTGATCAGCTTCTTTATCGACTTGCGCCCAAATAGGGGTCGCAAATAAAACCAAAGAAATAGTAAGTAAAAGTTTCTTCATGGTGTTTAATTTTTGGTTTATACAATTTACCCCCCCCCGGATACTCGGAGAGGGGCATTTTTGTTTAGTGCTATTATGTGTGTGCTTTGGCGTACGGCTCCAGCTCTCCTCCGGTAGGCATTAGTCTAATTAGAACACCTTTAGCCCTCTTTTTTTAGGGCGACTTCGCCCTTGTTTTTAGCCCTCTCTTCTCGGAATAGATCAAGTAGTACCCCATTTTGCCGAATTAGCTCCTCGTTTTGTCGAAGGACTTGGTCTAAATACTTCTTCATAGTGTTTGAATTATTTAAGTCAGCTTCCGAAAGTGTTGCGTCTTCTCCTCCTTGACTGACAGGTTGGTCGGTATTTTTAAGCATTGACCCTTTTTCAGTCAACATCCAATCCGTATTTAAATCAGGAAATGCCTCTTCTATCTGAGATAATTTAGATGGGCTCGGCTCCTTTTTTACTTGATTAAAATAGCCATTTGATAGACCTGCACGACGTTCAAATGCCGAAATTCGTATTTTGGCATATTTGCAATATTCCTCTATGCGCTCTTTAAGTGTCATTAAATCAATGGCTTTATATTTTTCCTAAATACTATAAAGAATAATTATCTAAAAATTACCCCAAATAAATATATTATAATAGATATTTATCTATATTTGCATTGTGGAATTGAACTACACCGCAAAGGTATAGAGTTATACTCCACAAAACAATGTAAAGATATATAAAAAACATTGAAACAACCAAATCCGAAAGGGCAAAATAGTGTGCCAATAGGGTTTACAAACGTTCTTTGAATGGATACAACCATTACTGTATTAACGATTTTGCAAGTGCTAAATGTCGTATTATTGGTAGCGGCAATATGGCTCAGGCTCGACGCGCTGCGCATACGGCGTAGACGTTTGACTGTATTAAAAGAGATTGGAAAGATACAGAATAAGCGCCTTGACCATCTTAAACACGGTAGGCAGTAGTATTATGGAGTTTAATATTGTCAGCCAAAATGCCACCTTGTTCCGCTTCATCTCGGCGACAGACAGTTTGAGGCTTTCGTTTTCGAGGGCGCGGGTATTTATATCTTCTTGCTCTCGCTCGTAGATATATTTCGCGCCACCCTCCGATATTACGAATGCAGTCTTCCCCGTGCCGCTCAGCCCGATGCTGTCTTTCGTAGCAACTCCTGAGTCGCACAAAGAACGACAGATACGGTATGCTTGAGCGTTATCGGTCGTTAGCCCTTCAATCTCCGCGTCGGTGATACCTCCGTATTGGTTTTTGAGGCGTTGTAATATTTCATCCGCTATTGGCATGTCGGATTCTTTCATGGTTTTACTGGTTCTTTGATGTTAGGTTTTTTATGGTTTCGGAAAGGTTCTCGATGGTGCGCTGCTGGGAGGCAACCAAAGCCAGCAATGCGGGAACCGTGGGAGCGGGGGCGACGTTGGAGTCGTCGATAACGTAATCGTCAATGTCGGCATATCGACTGCATAATATGTCCATATGCTCAGGCGTAAATCCGTCGCCGTTCTTCTCCATTCGAGAAATGCGGCTTTGATCCATTCCCAACATATTTGCGAGTGCCGCCTGTGTTAACCTTTTGTCTTTTCGAAAACGTTTGAAATCAATCATATACAAAGGGACTATTAAAAAACCTATAAAAATATGAGCATAAAATTTGCATAATTAAAATAATATGTACATATTTGCATTGTGATACACGGCAAAGGTATAGTTACCTGCCGATTATTAAAATGTAAAAATATACAAAAAAACGATAATAACAATGAATCATTCACAAGAAGACATCGAGCGTTGCGCCTTTGTAAAAGGTTACAACGTCATCCGCGCCCGGAGAAAAGGCCGGGACCTCGCCAGCATTGCTATGGATGAGATCAGCCAGGCGTTAAAAGAAGGCGGGTTATGCGACAAAGCGTTCCACAATCGCAAATACGGCTATGTGAACCATACGCCCACAGAACGGGAAAAGATCGAACAGATATTTACCAAATGGGGAGTATCCGATCCCTGGGGCTTGGCCTAAGACTATGAAAACTGACACCATACTGAGCAAACGCGAGCGTGAGGTAATGAACCTCGTCGTGCTGGGCTATTCGGCCCGCGAGATCGCAGAACGGATGAACGTGATCTACCAATGCGTAGCCAACCATCTCCAGAGCATCTACGACAAGACGGGGACGAAGCGGACCTTGCAGGCATTGGTTACCTGGTATTTCACGCAGAATTTCGGCATCACGCTCAACGTGTCCGAGATGACCCGACGCATCGGGGCCGCGGTTCTGCTGTGTCTGTTCTCGGTGGAGGTGTTCAGTACGGATGTCGAATGCCGCAGGTTGCGCAATCCCCGCCGGAGCCGCGGGTTCCGGGTGGAGGAGCCGATAGAGAACTAAACCAACAACACAACAATATGAAAACAAATTACGAAGAGGTGAAAGACAGCCTTCTGTCTTTTGGAAAGAAACATTCGGCCTGCCAATATGAATATAAGCGTCTTTATGCGGCTGAAAGTGTCGAGGCGGTTATGGCAGTCGTTAAAGATAATTTCTCATGGTGTTGTCAATTCTACGATTTTGCCGATGTTCTTTTGGCATACCGGGATCAGTTCGCCGAACATAAAATATGGATCAACACTTCTGTTGAAATTAAAGAAGGGGTTGGTTACCTGTTGACTACGGAAGGCGAATTCAACGCCAAGAGCCGGGGAACCTCGACGATCAACGCCGAGAGCTGGGGAACCTCGACGATCAACGCCGAGAGCTGGGGAACCTCGACGATCAACGCCAAGAGCCGGGGAACCTCGACGATCAACGCCAAGAGCCGGGGAACCTCGACGATCAACGCCGAGAGCTGGGGAACCTCGACGATCAACGCCGAGAGCTGGGGAACCTCGACGATCAACGCCAAGAGCTGGGGAACCTCGACGATCAACGCCAAGAGCTGGGAAACCTCGACGATCAACGCCGAGAGCTGGGGAACCTCGACGATCAACACCCGGAGCCGGGGAACCTCGACGATCAACGCCGAGAGCTGGGAAACCTCGACGATCAACACCCGGAGCTGGGAAACCTCGACGATCAACGCCGAGAGTCGGGGAACCTCGACGATCAACGCCGAGAGCTGGGGAACCTCGACGATCAACGCCCGGAGCTGGGGAACCTCGACGATCAACGCCCGGAGCTGGGAAACCTCGACGATCAACGCCCGGAGCCGGGGAACCTCGACGATCAACGCCCGGAGCTGGGGAACCTCGACGATGATTATCCCTACTTCGGCTATCGAATGCCAAGTAAACGATGAAAGCATCGCACGGTATATCCAAGACAATAGAGCTGTATTCGCGGATGATTCTATAAAATTCGAGAAGCAGGGATAGTAACAAGGAGTGCGTGGCAGGTTGGCAATGCCTCCGCATAACTAACGGAAGGAGATGTGAAGTAAAGCACCATCTACGCAGGTTCGAATCCTGCCGCACTCCCAAGATAGCAGCCCGCAAGGGTTAGGGGTTTGATCGCTGGCAATAACCCCAGCCGCAAGGCAGAAAGCGATTTTCGGGTCTTTGACGTATTGATACACGAGAACCATCCGAGTGGATGTAAAACCCAGTGAGCGACTTGGCGCAGAAGGGCTGGCAACAGATAAATACCAACGAGCGAGCGATGATCCGGAGCGATCCGGTGAGCCGTATCAACACTATGCCCGGTGTGGTTTGAATGTACCTATCCGGGCTCCAATGCGGGTTTTGTGCACACGTTCTTTCTGTCCATTTTGTAATTTAAGTTAGTGGTTATCACACCGCGCAAAGCCCGCACCCTTGCCCTGATGGCGCCGATGCACGTGATCGGTGAGCCTTGCCTTCGATGGCGTCAGGGCACGAATACCTTAAAATTTCAAAACTATGGAGAATTTAAAAAAGCCACAAGCTCGCATATTGGCCTACTTCATCAGAGGAGGCACGCTGACCGTGTGGAAAGCGATGAGCAAATTCGGCACGACGGAGCTGCGGAAGATTGTCACGAGGCTCCGGCGCAAAGGCTACATCATCGTTGGCGATTGGTGTTACAGCCACGACGCAGACAGAGGGCGGGTTGTCCGCTACAAAGAGTATCATATGGTCGTTAACCCTGAAATTTCACAAATATGAAAACCGAGACATTCAAGCCCCGGAAATTTCTGGGCATGGACTTCACTCCGCGAAAGAGATACCGTGCGGAGATCGAACGGCTTGAGCGAGTAAATGCGGACATCCGTCGGAGCTTTGCCGAAGGCGAGAAAGATCGCAATAATCTTCTGAAAAAGTGCGCCGAGGAACGCAACCTGCGTATTGCCGTCGAACTCGATCTGATGAAATATACCCGGAAGAGAGGCGCCGACGGGCGTTTCATCAAATAATAAGGCGTATTAACGCCTCCTTTCTTTATCCATCATTGCACGTCGCCCGCCATCCGTGAGGCCCGCGGGCGATATTTTGAGGGTTAGCCGAGTGGTTGAAGGCTCCGGCTTACTAATCCGGCGAGCGGTAACGCTTCGGGAGTTCGAATCTCTCACCCTCCGCAACCCCTTTGTTGATGGTGCAAGTAGAGCGACGATAGCGCAAGGGATTATTGCCGATTGCGCGGCAATGACAAAGCGGAACAGACGCTTGACTCTATCGGACAGGTTATACGAAAGCATCTGACAGCCTGGAAAGACAGGCATTTTGAGCTATGGTGTAACGGTAACACATCTCCCTTTGGAGGTGGCGCTTCCGGTTCGAATCCGGGTAGCTCAACAGGGGAGCGATCCCCACGTTGTTAGTTTGATCGAAGGGTCATTCAATCAACGGAAGCGATAGAGGGTATATCCCTCGACAATCCGAGGCCGCGTGAAAAGAGTAGCAAGGCCGAGGCGGAAGCTCACGAAACGGGCAAAGAACGCAAACCGGCGGCGCGGAAGCCGTGTCGCCACCGCGGGGGATCGTCGTAAGTCCCCCGCATTTTTTGAAATAAACAATCATCTATTATATGCAGAGTTATATCAATGAGCTCAAAGAAAAGGGTCTCGTGCCTTTACGGCTCGATAGAAACACGGTAATCTTGGTTCCTCCGGAGAAAGCCAATGAGAAATACAAGGCGCGCTACCTCAAAAATGCCGAGAGGGCGCGGAGGATGGCAACGCATTTAGATTAGTTATGAATTACGGATTACCTTATAAGGGTTCTAAGAATAGTATTGCGAAATGGGTTATTTCGAATCTTCCCGCGTCGCATACGTTCGTGGATTTGTTCGCCGGAGGATGTGCGGTAACTCACGCTGCCATATTGTCTGGTAAATTCGGACGTTTCATTGCAAACGATATTACGGAATATCCCCAAGTCTTCCGTGATGCCATCGATGGGAAATACCGGAATGAATGTCGATGGATCAGTCGGGAGGATTTCTTCCGTCTCAAAGATGACGACCCCTACGTGCGTCTTTGCTGGAGCTTTGGGACTGGTATGCAGACATATCTATATGCTCCGGAGGTTGAGCGGTTCAAAAAACACATGCACGCGATATTTTCCGCGGGAACGCCCACGAGCGCGCGGTTGGCATGGAAAGGATTTGTCCGGGAATTTGCAAAAGTCCGTGATGAAATAGGAGAGCTGACGCAAAAGGTGCTGAAGTTGTGCGCAGCGTGCGACGTGGCACCTCAATACAATGCGGACGGCACATTGAATACAAAGGCGATACATACAGATGTTTTTCGGGTTAAACCAGCGTATTTGCGAAAATATTTACAGAACGCCCTGAAATTATCCGGTCTTACGCAAAAAGATGTCGACCGACACCTTGGGAATTATATGGGTAGGCATTATTTTTGCGAATCTCAATGGATGTTGCCATCCTCTGAACAATACGAGAAGTTGCAAGAAATTTTACCGGCGTTAACTATTCCGTGGGCGTCCTTAAACGAAAGTCTGCAAAGTCTGGAAAGACTGCAAAGTCTGGAAAGACTGCAAAGTCTGCAAAGTCTGCAAAGTCTGGAAAGACTGCAAAGTCTGCAAAGTCTGCAAAGTCTGCAAAGTCTGCAAAGACTGCAAAGTCTGCAAAGTCTGGAAAGACTGAAACTGTCCCGAAAGGATTACAGCGATGTTGCTATACCGCCGGGCGCGACGGTATACTGCGACCCGCCGTATGCTAACACGACGGGGTATATCGACGATTTCGACCATGAACGATTTTATAGATGGCTGCGCAGCATGGAATTCCCGGTGTTCGTTTCGGAATATTCCATGCCGGACGACTTTATATGCTTTGCGAGTATTGACAAAGCATGCACCTATTCATCATCAAAAACGATAAAACGCGTAGAAAAGATGTTCGTACACGAGCGGTGGGCGGATGCTGTGAGGCGTCCGGATGATAATGTTCAGGGGCGGCTGTTCTAATCCTCCCTGCGTCGCAATAGTATTACCGCCATAGTAGTATTGTCGGCAGGCGTCCTATCTACGAATAACCCCTAAAAGTAAGAAATTATGGATGACATTACCCGCGTCTGCCGCAAATGCGGGCAGGAAAAGCCGTTGAGCGAGTTTGTAAAAGATAAGACCCGCGAATTAGGTTATAGTTATACTTGCAAACATTGCAAACGAGAACACGCCTGTAAGTATCGTGCTGATAACCACGAAAAGGTACTGGAACGCACCCGCAAGTGGCGAGTTGATAATCCCGAAAAGATGCGGGAGTATGACCGCAAGTATCGTGCTGATAACCACGAAAAAATATTGGAATATGGCCGTAAGCATTATGCTGAGAATTCCGAAAGGTACAAGGAATATTCCCGCAAGTGGCGCGCCGCTAATCCCGAAAAGGAGCGGGAAATGCGCCGATATAAGCGCGAGATATTGTCTGACGGTTATTTAAGGCGTCAACTAAAACAACGCAACCTCCCCGTAACCCCAGGAACAATCGACTACAAACGTATTCAACTAAAGTTATACCGAGAAATCAAAAACCAACAAACCCATGAAAGAGATTAAGAACATCCGGGAATTGACGGCAGATTTGGGCCGCGTGTATGCAGAGCTTCGAGCACGAGAGATCGAGATCAAAGAGGCGTCGGAGATTGCCAACATTGCGGGTAAGATTATCAACGGTGCAAAGGCTGAGATGATGTACCGAATAGCCCGTAAGGAGAAGCCGTCGATACCTTTTTTCGATGCCGATGGCAAATAATTTTGCAGATTCGAAATGATTTTCTACCTTTGCTGTCGCGAGATCGATACCTTTGGTATCAACAAAGAACATATCTAACGCTTTATAAAGCGTTGTCCCTTGTCCACTTTCGGTTATACCGAGGGTGTCGGTCTCGCAAACTTGACTGGGGCAACGCCTTTTTTATTGCCCTTTACATATTAATTTAAACTTTTAACTGACAATGCGAGACCAAGTTAAAAGTGGTACCCGGGTAAATAACACCCAGACCACACCGCGCGCAAAGCGCTTCCCGTATTTTCTCCGCGACATGCGGAAACTCACTCTGAGCGAAGAGCAAACATACCAGGTATCCTTTACCGCAACCGTACACAAAGAGTACGGCAATCAACCCGTGGGGCTCGATTTTTCGTGTCCCTACAAAACGGCGCATCCTCTTCTTGCGCTGGGATATGCCATTGCCGACTGCGAAGATCGGTATTTCTCGACCGAAATAGAGGTCGGGTCGATTCGCATCAAAAAATTCTAAACCGCTGAATCATGGAGCATCTTGTAACGCTGGTTCTGCCGCTATTGGTGATAGCCGCAGTTTTCGGTATCGTCTACTCCGACAAGCGCATCTACGACGTCGTGGAGGTCATTCTCACCCGCGTATTTGAAAAATTCGATTAACCATGAACACGCAATACCACACCACGACAACATCCCCGGTTCTTCCGGCATCGGAGGAGCTGGTAGACATCCCGAGCGAATATATTACGGGCAACGTCAAAAAGCGTCCGACACTTAACGAATTCACATTGTCTGACAAGTCAATGAAGCTGCTCTTCAAAATGTTCGCCGCTTTTTTCGAACATAAGACACCCGGAGATGCCCAAGATTCAGATCGAGGCCAGTATTATACCTACGGGGATGTCGACGGATTCACTTTCGAAGTGGACTGGGGTGTATTTCACATCACCGTGGAGCGTCATTACCTATGGGACGATCTGTTGAGCGCCCCCGATGAGGGGTTCACGGTTACAGAAGTATGGGACACGATCTATGATTGTTCCCGTCCGTGCCTGGCAAAACAAATGAACGATTACGCAAAACGAAACAACTTATAATATTATGAGAACACGTATTGAAGTCAGAAGCCGTGCTACTGGCAAGCTGATCGCCAGCCATGAGGAGAACCGCCGCATGACGGCCAAAGAGATCGAGAAGGCCAAACGGGATTGCATGCGCAATCTTGATCCGGCCAAAGTTACAGCACCGGAAGTAACCTATATCGAAGACTAAGCCATGAAAGAGTTAATCGCCATCCAATCGGAATTGAAAGCCCCCAAAGGGCAGTATAACAACTTCGGAAAATACAAATATCGAAGTTGCGAGGATATTCTCGAAGCGGTCAAACCGATACTCAAGGCGCACGAATGCGTCCTGAACCTGTGCGACGACATCGTCGCCGTCGGGGACCGCTACTACGTGAAGGCCACGGCGCGCATCACGAACGCCGCCGGAGAGGTCGAGACGGCAACGGCCTTTGCCCGCGAGGACCTCGACAAGAAGGGTATGGACGGGTCGCAGATAACGGGTACAGCATCCAGTTATGCCCGCAAATATGCCCTTAACGGGTTGTTCTGCATCGACGATACGAAAGATGCGGACATGGACGAGCGGCACACAGAGAACGCCAACCGGGCGGCGGCACAAAGTACCAAAACAGCACAACCGTCCACGGTCCCGGCAACTGCTCCGGCCCGCAAGCGCATCACTATGGAACGCCTGGACAACCCCATTGTCTGCGATCAGCTGATGAAATGGATGTATGGATTTCTCACTACGGCCAACTATGCCGCGGATTTCGACGCCGGAGCGCGATTGCTGAAATCATACGATGCCGATGCGGAAGTCGTCGATCGCTTCTCGGCACTCTTTGAATCATACCGTCAAGCACGAAAAAATGCGAAGTGATATGGAGACACTGGTAACATTGATTCGGGAAACGGCGTCTGCCTCCGAGCTAGCCGCCCGGGCTATCTCCTCGGTTGTAAACGGGGAGGTAGACCCGATCACGGCCCATATCAACATCAGCCGTATGGAAAAGGCCATAGCCCTCTACAAGGATAACGTTGATGTGCGAGACATCACGCTGCGGGAGTTATCTAAATACGGTAAGAAACAGACGTTCGGCGACTGTGTGCTGGAAGAGTGCGAATCCGGCGTCAAATACGATTATTCGATGTGCGGCGATAGCAAGCTGGCGGATATGTACGCCACGCTGGAAGCCCTGAAAGCCGACATCAAAGAACGGGAAACGATGTTGAAGCACATACCGTCATCTGGGGTTGCAGACCCCGATACTGGCGTGGTGATGTTCCCGCCGGCTCGGAGCAGCAAAACAGTAATTAAGGCAACTTTCAAAAAACAATAGGAATAATGGCAGAACTTATCAATGTGTCGTTGTGTGTCAGCGACATTCCCAGGGACAAGATTTTCGTTGCTGAAAACGGCAAGAAGTACATTTCTATTTGTGTTTCGGAACTCCGCGAGGCTGATCAGTACGAGAACACGCACTGTGTGTTCATGCGTCAGTCCAAGGAGGAGCGCGAGCGCAAGGACAAACGAGTGTATGTAGGCCGGGGTAAGTCAGTGGTATTTCGCCCGGCGGAGCCGACGCCCGATCAAGTTGCGGATTTGCCGGTCGCCGAGAATGTGGATGGCCTCCCTTTCTGATGTAGTGCCGTATGGTTTACGATCTGAACACCGACATCGACCGGGAGCGCTTCAAGCGACGTGCAAACGCTCTGATGACGCGTCGGGCCGTTGTCGAGTGTTCGGAGCGCAAGCCCCGGCGTACTTCCCCGCAGAACCGCTATTTGCACGTGATACTCGGCGAGTTCGCAATGCAGACAGGATGCACACTGTCGTACGTGAAAACGGAGTATTTCAAGAGGTTTTGCAATCCGGAGTTGTTCGTGCGTGTCGAGTTCGACGAACTGATGCACAAAAAGATTGAAAGGCTCCGATCGAGCCGGGACCTCGATACCGGGGAAATGACAACGGCAATAGAGCGTTTCCGCAACTGGGCGGCCGTGGAGGCCGGGATAGACCTGCCATCGCCTGGCGAGGCGGAGTGGATAGGCTTCATCGAAAGGGAGATGCAACACCAGCAAATATGGCTATGATATGGCAAGAATACGAACTATAAAGCCACAATTTTGGGATGACGCGAAAATAGGCCGAATCCCTCGTGACGCCCGTCTGCTATATATAGGTCTTTGGACCTTTGCGGACGATTTGGGTGTGGTGATCGCCGATCCCGTTTGGCTAAAATCAAAAATATTTCCTTACGACAGAATACAGATCCAACAACTGGAGGCGTGGTTAGGGTTGCTCGAGAAGACCGGTTTTATTAGTCTTCTCTCCGTCAAATCGGAGAGTTTCTATTATCTTCCTACTTTCTCCCGTCACCAAATAATCAATCGACCTAATTTGGACGATGTAAACATCGATAAGGAGCTATTAGACAATATTTTAGCCAAATTCACTGATCAATCAGTGATCAATCATGGATCAATCAGTGATCAATCAGTGACTATAATAGGAGAGGAAAAGGATAGGGATAGTAGTACCCCCTATAATCCCCCTAAGGGGGAAATCGGCTCTCCCGACTCTGACGATGAATCCGTAAAAAACAGACCAAAGAAAAAGAAAAGTTGCGGCAAAAGAAAAGAGGCTGATTTATCCTTCGTCGAACCTTCGTTCCAGCCAGTAATGGCGGAATGGCTTGCTTACAAGTCTGAACGCGGACAGACCTATCGGCAGCAGGGATTAAAGGCTTGTTATTCCAAATTGCGGGAACTTTCAAACGGGGATCCGGACATTGCCCGTAAGATCATCCGACAATCTATGGCAAATAACTGGGCGGGGTTATTCCCGCTGAAAACGACAAATGACTATGGACGAAGTGCAAAGAATCAACCCCCAGGCCCTGATGAGCTCGCTCGGGCCGTCGCCGAGGGAATCTCTCGCGCTCACACTCGCCAAGAGTGGGAGTGAGGAAGTATCCGTACTTGCAGGGCCTCCGGCATCGGCGGCACATATCGCCACGGTGGTGCATAAGCTGTCCGTATGTTTTCCGGATATGTCGAGCGAATTCTTCTCTATCCTTGCCGAGCGCATCGGGAAGACGGGAATGAGCGGAAAGCGGCTGGAATACGCCCTGAACAGGGTGCTGGACACGTTCACGTACAAACGGCTGACGATCGCCGACATCTTGGGCATCGATGTGAAATGTCGGATTCTGACGTATTCCGCGATGTGCAATGAGGTGGCCCGGAACGGCGGCAGCACGGACGATTATGCTCCGATACGCATTAGCGGGGCCGAGAAGCCCGGATGGGTGCTCAAAGGAGACAAGGCGCGGTATAATATCCCGGACGAGTTATAATAATCACCATGACACGACACATCGAATCACACCTGCAACGAATGTGCGTCAGCTGGTTTCGACTCCAATACCCGGACATCGGGAAGCTCCTGTTCGCCGTACCGAACGGCGGCGCCCGGGGCCGCACGGAAGCCGCGATAATGAAAGCCGAGGGCGTAACGGCAGGCGTTACCGACCTTATCCTGCTGCTCGGACGTGGAGGCTTCAACGCCCTATGTATCGAAATGAAGACTCCCGACCGACGTTCCGTCCTATCGGACGCGCAAATCGAATGGCGTTCACTCGCAATCACGAACGGGAACAGACACGTCGTCTGCCGGACGATCGAGGAATTCCAGTCGGAAATACGTTGGTATTTAACAATGTGACACAACAACCATGAACAAAGAGATTAAAATATCGATCAAGAACCGCTGGACAGGTTCTATCCTTTTCGAGTATTCGAGCGTTGACAATACGCTTGCCAAAACGGTATTGGAGGCCTTGAAAGGCGGAGCCAACCTGCGCGGAGCCAACCTGCGCGAAGCCGACCTGTACGAAGCCGACCTGTACGAAGCCAACCTGTACGGAGCCGACCTGTACGAAGCCAACCTGTACGGAGCCAACCTGCGCGGAGCCAACCTGTACGGAGCCAACCTGCGCGAAGCCAACCTGCGCGAAGCCAACCTGCGCGGAGCCAACCTGCGCGGAGCCAACCTGTACGAAGCCGACCTGTACGAAGCCGACCTGTACGAAGCCGACCTGTACGGAGCCAACCTGTACGAAGCCAACCTGTACGGAGCCAACCTGCGCGGAGCCAACCTGTACGGAGCCAACCTGTACGGAGCCAACCTGTACGGAGCCAACCTGCGCGGAGCCAACCTGCGCGAAGCCAACCTGCGCGGAGCCAAAGGTACATACATGGCTTGCCCCACCGATGGCAGTTTTATCGGATGGAAAAAGGCTTCGGAATATATCGTGAAGCTGCAAATCCCGGAGGATGCCCGCCGCAGCTCTGCCGGAGGCGAAAAATGTCGCTGCGACAAAGCCTATGTGGTGGAGATTCAGAATGCTGATGGAACCAAAGCCGACATCGAGACAATTCATTCGAACCATGATGCGAACTTCGTGTATACGGTCGGCGCTACCGTCGAGGTCTCCGACTTTGATGATGACCGCTGGAGCGAATGTGCTCCGGGTATCCACTTCTTCATCGACCGCCGGGCGGCCGTGGAGTATTGACGGGAGAGCCATGAAAGTCATCGTATCCTTTTCAGGCGGGAAAGACAGCCTTGCGGCGAGCTATTACGAGTTGTTATGCGAATGACCATGAAATTACGAGTATTCACAAGTTTTTCCGGCTATGACAGCCAACTTATGGCCCTCCGGGACATAGGTGCGAATTACGAGTGCGTAGGCTGGTCGGAGATCGACAGATGGGCGATCAAAGCCCATAATGCAGTATTTCCGGAGTTGGCAGACCGAAATTACGGCGACATCACGAAAATCGATTGGAACGCCGTTCCGGACTTCGACCTGTTCACCTACTCGTTTCCGTGTACCGACATCAGTAGTGCTGGAGAACAGAAGGGCTTCGAAGAAGATTCGGGTACCCGGTCATCTCTGTTATGGGAATGCCGTCGGCCGATCGCGGCCAAGCGTCCTAAATTCCTGCTGATGGAGAATGTGAAAGCCCTCGTGTCGGATAAATACCGTCCGCTGTTTCTCAAATGGGAATCGTGGCTTCGCTCGCTCGATTATGTCAATTACACGGAAATACTCAACGCCAAAGACTACGGCGTGCCGCAGAACCGGGAACGTGTGTTTATGCTCTCCATTCTTAACGGATGCTGGTATGAGTTTCCGCATCCGGTTCGGTTGGAAAAGCGGCTGAAAGATGTGCTGGAGCTGGAGGTAGACGAGAAGTATTTTTTGAACGAGTGCAGGATAAATTACGTCAAAAAGAAGTTGGGGAAATATACGGCTATCAACGGTGAAGTGGCGATGTGTTTAACAGCGAAAGGTTGCGCAAATTGGACTGGTACTTTCATATCCGACAAGTCTATTCAGATCGGTGCGACAAAGGAAACGGACTGGAACCGACAGCAATACCGGGTATACGATCCGGCCGGCATCAGCCCGACGATAACGACGAAATCGGGCGGCGGCCTCGAACCAAAAATCCTGATGCGGGGACGCGGCTTCAACAAAGGCGGCGAAGCGGATATTCCCGGAACGATTACAGGAAGTGCGTGGGAGCAGAACAATTTGCTGGACTATGCAGGCTACATCCGCCGCCTTACGCCCCGAGAATGTTTGCGGCTGATGGATGTTTCGGACGGCGACATCGACAAGATACAAGCTGCGGGAATCAGCGATACGCAGCAATACAAGCTGGCCGGGAACAGTATCGTAAAGGCTCCGATGATGGGGATATTCAGGAATATGTTGAAATACGGACTATGCGAATAAAATAATAATGAAGATGAAAGATCATGTAACAAGCATTGAACAGTCGCGCCGCTTGCTGGAACTGGGTGTTCCGGCGGAGAAGGCGAGCATGATATATCAGAGTCATTACACTCAGGGCGTGCCTAAATTATATGCTCAGCCTTACCAACGGAACGGTTACCCGCCAAAAGAAAAAATACGAGAAGATGTTATCCCGGCCTTCACGGTCGCGGACCTGCTGGGGATGTTGCCGAAAAAGATAACGACCAATGGAGGCGCAGTCCATATTTTGCACATTGAGGCCTGTTCGTCCACCAGCCCTTGTTGGTGTTTGTATTGGGGAGATGAAGAGACGCAGGTTGGATGGCAGGATCGAATCTCTTTCTTGCATCTGCTGGAAGACGCTATTGAGTGGCTTGTGTCTAACGGTTACGAGTTGGAGTTATGAGACATGCAGTAGGAATGCCGTTGCGCCTCGTTAATGGCAAATTTATGCGCGGGGATGTTGAGGAGAAGCCTGAAATAGGCAATTCGGAACAAATAGCCCTCTTGCGGAAATTTGAGCAAGAGGCCGAAAAAGCAGAGAAGGCCGCCAAGGCTGGCAAGCTGGATGTGGCGATTTATACGGAAGACATTGAATACAAGGTCGTCTGTGAGTTTACGTGCATTTGCGGGAATAAGATTAAAGAGAAAAACACGAATTATACTGACGATTGGGAAGAATTGGAATACCCTGTTTATGAGGATGAGTCAATCATCTGCGATAAATGCTACCGGGAGTATGAGATTAATGGTTTTCATGCAAAATTGATTGAAGGATGAAAACATGCCTACTGAAACGACTGCGGGAAGAGGCTCGTATGCACTATTCACCTATGTTTTTGCGCGAGTTTGCATTGTCGCTTGGGTGGAGCTATACACAAGCCAACAAATATATCCGCACAAAACAAAGAATCTATATTCTCCGCCGCGTTGCGGAGCTGAAACATAAAAATGCAAAAAAATATAACTACAATGATTGAACCTCAAATCTTATACGGCGTTACGTGCGACCGTTGCGGGGAAACCCTTATCAATAGCAACGATAATAGTGCGTGGTATGATCCAAGCACAGCGGAAGAAGAAGCATCCGAGGAGGATTGGCACTCGGCAAACTGTCATCATTATTGCCCGAACTGCTATCAGGAAGATGACTACGGCAATCGGACGATTAAAGCACCATTTCCCTACTATGTGCAGAAAATCAACCGATTCATGAATCGGATAGCGAAATCCTACCCATGCCGCATTGTCGAGGAAGACGATCATTTCGCTCTTCATGGGCACACGCAGGATGGCAAGCAGCTCGCTCCATGCGACGAAGAATGGGTACGATCCTACGCCGCCGACAAACTCCTCGGTATTCAGATGATCGACAAAGGATGCGCGAATGCCGAATATATCATCCGATTACGCAAAGAATAGAACCATACGAGAAATGAAAAACTTTTTGATTGATGGTATTTGGCAAGGACCGCCGGATGGGTTCGACGTAAAGGAATGGCTCAATGAGGTTGTCGCCTATTCGGGTCTTGACGAATACCTTCAACCTACTGGAGTTATTCGGCGGTTCCAGAGAATAGAACGTGTGCGCCGTAATGGCCGAGGCCGGGGCAAGACCGTCGAAGCTATCGCCGCTGAGATAGACAGGTTGAACAACTTAAAACAAGAATAGGATGAAATTCACCACCCCGTGCTTTGTCCGCGTCGAGGATGCGGAGAAGCGGAAAGAACTGGCTGTGTGGCTGTCGAGTATAGGCCGGTATGTATCTCCTGCCGTCACATCAAGCGATTATCATAAAGACTGGGTAATAGTTACGGAACCTTACGATCCTGATTTGGATGGTTATGTTGGTATTTGGGCTAAGACACCCAAATCACCAGCATTTATTGACTGTGGCGAAAACATCGAGCTGTTCAAGGCGCTGGCGGCGATGAACGATGAGAATTACAACGAGCAGTATTTTGTTACCGAGTTAGCCGGGAGTTCGTATTGTGTGCACAAAAATCGAAATACAAACCTTGCTTATTCTCTTACTTGCCGCAAGGCCACGGTCGCAGAGATTATCGAATATTTCAAAAAGAGTGAAAAATAATACGATATGGCTTACTTTATTACAGAGCCTTTAGCTGGCAGCGACGATGTAGTTGTGTCGGTTTATAAGAATACGGGAGAATATGTCGGGAATATCATTTACGACAGGTATAAATGGAGGATGTTGTCTGATGATGCCAGAGATGACGTTATTCGAAAGTGTTTCGGCGATAAGAAGTGGATTTGGTGAAATGAGCGAGCTATGACGATATTTAGAATGCGCATACAGGGATGCGGGTGTAATAGCTGTGAACGCAATATGTATCGAAGATATTTGTCTGTGTGCATATTGGGGCGTTATTACGAGTTCTTTAGATTCCGAGGGGTTTGCAAAGACTGCAACTCCCCGTTCTGAAAAAATAGCGAGATTCTCGTAAAATCTCGAAAAAACTGTAAATATCTTTAAACACTTTAAAGAACTTGAAACATGGAAACGATTGAGGAAAGAGCACGAGAATACGCGCATCAATACCGACGAGATGCGCATGACTTGAAAGGAGAACGAGCCGATGCGGCCTTTGCGGCGTATTGTCAGGGGGCAAAATCCGAGCGTGAGGAGTTGACCCGTTGGCATGATCCGAAAGAGGAGTTACCTCCGATTTATGATAATGTCATGGTCAAATATATGGCATTAGATGGGTGTGAACATGTTGCGATCGCATGGCGTTCTGCCGGTGACGCAGGAGGATGCACCTATACTATCAGCGGGACAGGTGTCGCGATCAACAGTCGAAATGTCATTGGCTGGCGGGAGATTCACGAATAGAGCTATGGATATTCTAACCCCACATGGCGGCCTCACGAACGAGAAGATTTGCAAGGCGCAGATCGAAGCCGTCGAGAAGAAACAGAACGAATACAAACTGATCGGTCGTTTGACGAAGGTCCCCGGTCACACCCTTTACAAGTTCAATGCGACTACGCGGGAGGCTTCGAAAGCCGAAATGCGAACCGAGATAACACGCCAATACGATCCTGATACGGATACGGTTATCCGTCATGTCAAATCGGACGTGAAGGTCGAAAAGGACTGCTACTACGAACAGGCATTGAACATGAAGAACTTCATCAAGCGCCTGCGCCGCCAGGGAATCATCGGGGCGGACGAGTGTGTGAAAATTACAAAAGA